TTGGCATTAACCAATAAATAATTAACAAGATGGCAACAATTAACAATGTAGCATACAGCTGGTCTATGATCCGCATTTCCATACCAGCATTGGATATTTCAGAAGATTCTACTATTATGCAAGGAGTTTCTGAAATCAAGTGGAACAAGACTCGTAAAGTTGAAAATAACTACGGTATTGGAGGAAATGCTATCAATCGTGGTTTTGGCAACAAAACCTGTACAGCCTCCATTACAATGGATTACAATACCATTTCCCAGCTCCGAGCATTGGCTGGTTCTTTAATGGATTTGGGAGAATTTGACTTGATCATCTCATTTACTAATGCTTATGCCGGTGAAGACTGGACCGCCGACACTGTAACGCTAAAGGGATGCCTTTTTAACGAAGACGGAATGGAAAGTAAACAAGATGATACAAACATTACGAAAGAATTCAATTTGAATCCTTTCGATATTATCACAGGAGAAGGAACTAGTTCTTGGCTGTAACCTCTAGTATAATACGTTTTTTAAAAAGGCGGGCTTTAGAATAGCTCGCCTTTTGTTTTGGGTGTTTAATTTAAGTACATGACAAAAATTTGAAAACATCGAATTTTGGGGTATAAGTCGGACGCAGAAGTATTGTTGAAATCTCCTCCAAACCATACTTGACAAG